CTCGACCCTTAAAACTAATCAACCAAACGAAAACATAGGCCTAGGAGCCCCTCAGAGCGCTTCTAAGGGCCTTAAACATAGGAGCGGGACCCTACCCCCCGCTAGAGATTTGCGGCCCTCTCAGGAAAAGAACGTAAAACGGGCTTAATCGGTTATAGTATGTTCAGTTTAGTAAAATCAACGTAAAACGAGATTGGTCGGTTATAGTATATCCAGTTTAATAAAATCAACCGATTCAGAAAAGAGGAATAGACTTTCAGATAAAAGTATAGTTACCCTAAGCCTCTTTATTAATACCCAGCAAGGATATCGAATTTTCATTTTTGTTCGTTTGTGACTCCCAAAATTCCAATTCTATATTAATATAACTAATTTTTCCATCTTTTGTTTTGGTCTGCTTATGGTACACCGACACCAAATATTGGTTATATTAGTATGAAGCAGTTAAAGATAGACATCCCCAAGTCGCTAAGAGGAATTAAGCTTTCAGAATATCAAAAGTTCTATAAGCTATCTGAGGACAACAAGGAAGCTGAAGACCCAGAGTTTCTTAATCTTAAGATGCTAGAGGTCTTTTGTGGGCTGACTTTAAAGGAGGCCTACAATATGAAGCTTACTGACTTCAACTTTGTAATAAACCACCTTAATGAGTTGTTTAAAGCGGACACTCCTATGATAAGTAGGTTCTCCTTAAAGGACCCAAATGGTGATGAGGTAGAGTTTGGGTTTATACCCAAGCTCGATAGCATCTCTTTAGGAGAGTTTGTTGACTTAGACAGCTATATGGCTGACTGGAGTGATATGCATAAAGCTATGGCTGTATTGTATAGACCGGTTACGCTTGAGAACAAGGGAATGTATCTTATAGAAGACTACGAAAGCTCAGATAAGTACTCAGAGGCAATGAAAGATATGCCTATTGATATAGCACTGGGGGCTGTGGTTTTTTTTTATCGTTTAGGGAAAGAACTGTCGGTTTATTTGATGGGCTATTTACAGAGGGAGGCTCAGAAGGAGGACTCGGAGCTGAAGCAAACTTTGGCAGAAAATGGGGTTGGTATCAATCAATTTATGCAATCGCTCAGGGAGACCTCCTCAGGTTTGAAGAAGTTACAAAACTTAAGGTCACGCAAGCCTTAAGTTGGCTTGAGTTTGAGAAAGAGAAGAACCAATTAGAAGCTGCGGCTATGAATAAAATAAGATGAAAGAAGTATACGACTTACTAGACAAAATTAAAGACAGGCTAAGAGCTAACAATATTACCAATACGGTAACCTTTGGTGATATAATGGAGGTTGACTTAACAAAGACAACTATATTTCCGTTATCCCACATAAGCATAGGAAACGTAGTCTTTAGTGACTACGTTATGACAGCAGACATCAGTGTATTGTCTATGGATATTGTCGACAAGAATAAGAACGAGAATACTTACGATTCATTTTATGGTAATGACAACTTGCAAGATATATTAAACACTCAGCTTGCTGTTGTAAACGACCTACAGAGCCATTTAAGAAGAGGTACGCTATTAGAGAACAGTGACCTCCAGATAACTGGAGAAGTCACTGCTGAGCCTTTCCAGGATCGTTTTGAGAATGAATTAGCTGGCTGGGGAATAACGCTATCTGTACAAATGCCTAACGATAACTTCAGCACTTGTGAATAGAAACAACCTCAGAGTGGTAATGCAGAAATATGGCCCAAAAATAAAAGAGGCTATAGCAGAATATATGATAGAAACCGATAGAACGGTTACTGGTAAAACAGCAAGAAGTGTATCTTTTAGTGTATTCGAGGGTCCGCAATCAATTGGCATTGCCATAGGAGGTAATAAAGTTTTTGCCACTTTACATAGCGGTAGGAAACCTGGATTAAGGGCTCCAAGTTACATAAGCATAAAAAAATGGATGGATAGTAAAAGTAGTTTCGGTGGGAAGAAAACCATTGAGTCTGCTAAAACAATTGCTAGGGCAATAGGAAGAGATGGTTTTGAAGGAGAAAACATATCATACAAGGCCGCCCTTAGGGTACTGAATGCGCTAATTACAGATTCATCAGCGGCATATGTTAAAGACGTAGAAGAACATCTTAAAAAATCAATAAGCAAGAATGTCAACTAAGATAAACGTAAGAAGCCCCTTCTTTAAGAAATATACAGCCACAAACCTAAGGTTTGTAGAGCTGTCTATATACATTTACTCTGGGACTAAAACTACAGACAAAGGAACTGTAAAATATAAATTAAGAAAATATCCGCTATCTGGTAATAATTATGTGACATTTAATCTTGCTGACATTATTAGAGACTATATTAAGCCCAATGCTTCAAGCCCATTAAACAGCAATATAGATTATGTTAAATGGGTCCAATTAGAAGATACCATAATATCGGATTTTGTACCTGACTGTACAGATATAACTGGATTTGCGGTGGCCCAAGACGGGACAATAACAAAACCAACATCGTCATCTGGCACACAAGATATAAATTCCTTTAATTTTGTAGACGTGGACAATTTTGGCAGTGAAACAACACCACCTAGCTACAACGCAAATACTACGGGCAGTCCAATTACAAGAACTGTTAGAGTGAATATTAATATCCCTAGCGGATTTTATGAGTCAGGAAATAATAATGCATTATGTGTATTAACCGCAGATCAACCATCTGCTGCTACTGCATATTGTAAAGCATACAGAGTAACCAACAGCAGTTCCACAGAAACTGGTTCATTAAGTTACACATCTTGTGATGGTCAGCAAAGCATAGTTTACACAATACCAACAAGCAGTACAATTGACATTTGTGTTTATCCTGCGGACCCTTATACCTTTGGAGTTCCAACAATTTCAGGAAGTGGTGTAAGTTACATAGATTTAAATCAAGCCTGTACAACAGATACATTAAGTTAAAATGAGAATATACATACAAAGCACCTTGTTATAATGCCAGAAGTAAAAGCAAACGTACGAAGTCCTTTTTACCTTAAGTATACTCAATCGAGTATGGTTAAGACTTCGATAGATATATATGTATACTCTGGAACAAAGACAACAGATAAAGGCACTAAAATAACAACAATAGAAAAAGAGCCTCTTCCTGGAGATGATTATGTAATATTTGAAATATCTGACATAGTAAGAGAGCACTTAGATAAAACAATAGCAACACCTTTTAATAATAACAAGAGTTACATAAAATGGATTCAAGTAGAATCTACAATAACATAAAATATGGCAACAGAATACTTTTTAGCATTTGATGGGTATGGATATTTTAAAGATGGGGTACAGCCCGAACTTAGCAGGCACGCACTTGTATCATCTGACTATGTTTATACTCCAGAAGGGACATCTATAGACATCCCTTTCTTTACGGAAGATGATATAGAAATTACATACACTGTAAATGGAACGCCTACTACAGTGGACCTAGCAGCAGACTTTGACAATACTGCTGCAAGTGCCGTTAAGTATGTAACTTTTGCGCCAAACACCAACAATTCCCCATACACTATAAACGTATATAATGATGGCCAAACTACACTATTAAAAAGCATAAACCTGATACCAGTTTGTGAGCCTAAGTTCACGCCGATTAAATGCCAATTTATAAATAAATTTGGAGTAATACAAACTATGTATTTCTTTAAGAAGTCTACAGAAAGTCTAGAGGTGACGGATGCTAGGTTTCAGAAGAACATTATAAGTTCTTCTGCTTCTTATGATACCAAAGAATCTCAAATGCAAAGATACGATGTCAAGGGGATGACTAGACTTGTCCTTAACACCGGATTTGTCAATGAAGACTTTAATCAAACGATAGAGGAACTACTACTGTCTGAAGATTCTTGGATTACTTACGAAGGGAATGTGTTGGCGGCCATTCCTACAACAAAACAATTACAGTATGCTACTAGCGTAAATAACAAAACAATTAACTATACCGTTCAATTTGACTTTGCATCTGAAACGATAAATTCTGTTAGATAATGATCTCAGCTCAATTATATATTACTGAAGCTTCTAGCTATGACCAGGTTGAGTTCTTCGATTTTGAGAGTATAGAGCTAGTTCAGTCTAAGCAGGACATCAGAGATATATCTAAAGTATTTACTGAGTTTTCTAGGACATTTACTGTTCCGGCTAGTAAGAAGAATAATCAGATATTTAAGCACTTTTACAATCCTAATGTTTGGAGGGATTTTCCAGCTAGTTCTGGATTTCCTTTTGACATAAGGAAACGAGTGGAGGCTCAGTTGCATTTGAACTACAACCTATTCAAGAAGGGTAGAATACAATTACAGTCTGCAAATATGAGAGGCAACAAACCTTATTCATATACTTTAATATTCTTTGGTGATTCCGTTAAACTTGCAGAGACTCTTGGGGATAAGACATTAGACACTTTATCACCTTTAGCTAGTATTAAGGTGCCTTACACAGCTTCAAACATCACCAGCTTGATGAACCTTGCTCAAGATGTGACTATTGGAAGTACAACCTATGCAGATAGCCTTCTGGTGCCTCTTATAACGTCAACAGAGAGATTGGTTTATGATTCAGTGGACAACACAAAAGATTATAACCTATACCCTCACAACAATCAAAAGGGCGTTGACTATAGAGATTTAAAGCCAGCTATAAGAGTTCATACAATAATAAAAGCTATAGAGGAACAGTATTCTAGCATATCGTTTAGCAATGACTTCTTCACAGTACCTACTAATACTTCAGACCCCTCCTACCCATACTATGAACTTTTTATGTGGCTTAATCGGGAGAAAGGTCAGATATCCTTAGATTTACCTCAGCAGCAAGTAACAAGCTTTACTGCGGCCGTTGGTAGTAGCGAATCTGGGATGAAGTCTAACAGTCCAGAGGCTTTAGGCACTAGTCAACAGTATATACCAATGTCAACACACATTGCTGGTCCTGTAGATTTCTTTATAGACGTTAAAATAACACCACCATCTCCAACGGCAACATATAATTTTATATTAAAAAAGAATAATAAAGAGTATAGAAGATTTGATGGATTGCAGGGAAATACACATCCCCTAAATATGATGGGTTCTGACATCGAGGGAAAACCTAGAGAAGAGCTTCCTAAAGGATATTTCTATACGTTCTACTTAGAATCTGCTTCGGCAGGAAATTACGGGTTTGAGTTCAAGATAAAGAAGAATAAGCCTGCCGATATAAGTCTTTTCGGCACAATCACAGCAACCAGGGTTATCAGTTACACTGGAAGCACTACGATATCAAGTACTTTTGAATTGGATGGAACTACATTGATTCCTAACAATATAAAAATAATTGACTTTCTTGCGGGGTTATTTAAGATGTTTAACTTAACCGTCACTGAAGGTGCGTCAGGGGAAATGAAAATAATTCCTTTAGATGACTTTTACAGCAGTTCAGGGGACCCTATAGATATAACAAGGTATATAGACACTACAGATTCCACAGTAGAATCTGCATTGCCTTTTTCTGAGGTGGAGTTTAAGTATGACGGTCTAGATACTATATTCGCATCTCAACACGAACAGATTGGAGGAAAAACTTGGGGCACTGAAGCTTATCCAGATGAAAACTCGGGTGGTAATACTCTTTTAAATATAGGAGATAAATATGAAGTTACCCTTCCCTTTGAACATCACAAATTCAATAGATTGTCTGATCAAGATGATCCTGACCCTTCTAATTTAACCTCAATTCAGTGGGGGTATAGTGTCAATGATGATCAAAATAGTATTGTAGGGAAGCCGCTGCTGTTATACAACATATTACAGCCCGTTGCTTCATCAAACGCAATAGAGGTTGTGACAGGAGCTACCTCAACAAATTTATTTACATACTACATTCCCTCGAATAGCATTGATCTTGTATCGCAAACGGCAGGAAAGACTGCTGTTAATATACAGAACTTAAATTTCTATGCAGAAGTAAATGAGTATGATCAAGTTCCATTCACAAAAACACTTTATGAGACATATTATTCTAGCTATATAAGTAACATTTTTGATATAGATAGACGGCTATTCAAGTTCAAGGCTATACTCCCAGAACAAAAAATACGGGAGATACAATTAAATGATACCATCATAATATATGATACTGAGTATCTGATCAACAAAATGACTACAGACTTGCTCAGCGGTAAAACTAACTTTGAACTAATAAATAAAACAACGCTAGAAATACTTAATGAGACTAAAGAAGAGGTGTTTGGAGACAACCTAAAAGACTTGTCTTACAACGTTTCATTTGACGGAATAACAGTTGATAATACAGTAATTAAGGCAGATCTAAGTCAGTCAATAACAGGATAAATTATGATAAAGCAAGTTATAGAAGGTTTACAGCTTATGGACTATTATGATGCAAACGAATTAATTCAGTTTGCAAAGGGAAGTCATAAGGCTCCAGAAACATTTAAAGAAATGAGAGAAACAGTTAAACGTAGAAAATATGGCCGACAATAGAATACAATTTACTTTTGAGCTTAATGACCAGGGCAAAGTAAAGGTAGATGGCGTAACGAAGTCCTTTGTCAAGCTTGAGACTGCAATGAAGAAGGTGACTGCTGAATATAAAAGACAGCAAACTGAATCAGCAAAAGCAAACGATGGCCTAGACACAACTATAACCAACGCTGGTCTAGCGGGAGCAACGCTTACTGAATTTGGTCGTACTATATCAGATTTACCTTATGGAATGAGGGGTATAGCAAACAACTTGTCTCAGCTTTCAACTCTATTCATCACTTTTGTAGGAAAAGTAGACAAGAGTGTTATTGGAATTAATAGAGTGACTACCGCTTTTAAAATGTTAGGAGCGCAATTAAAAGGACCACTAGGGTTTATTTTAGCGTTTCAGGCTGTCATTGCGCTATTAGACTTTTTCAGCGCACCAGCTAAGAAAGTAAAAGAAGAGACTGATGAGATAGAGAAGAGTTTTGATAAACTGACAGACACAATAATTAGATTCAAAGATGACTTTAGGATCGCCAATATTGATGGAATAGAAGAAGGCAGTGCATCATTAGCCGCTCTTAGGGTGGAGTACAAAGAATTTGACAAGGCTGTAAAAAAACTAGAAAAGACAAACAACGTCTCGAACAAGTCGTTAAAACAAACTTCTGTTAGATTTGCGGAATTGTTAGAGGTTAGGAGAAATATAAAAGACCTCAAAGAGCAAGAAGAAGATGGTGGGATAACTCCTCAACGAAGAAAAGAACTTGCTGAATCAAGAGTGGCCTTGCTATCTAGACAATACGATCTACAGAAATTGCTATTTGAAATTGAAGAGAAGTCTAAGGGTAATCGTGATTTGGTGGAGGGATCTATTGAGTTCTATCAAGAACAAATAAAGGTTCTTAGAGAATCACAAGCTTTAGCTACAGATCCTGCGGCTTTTGCCATTCTAGAAGATAGAGTAAAAGGAATACAAAAGCTCATTGATAATATAAAAGGAATCAGAGAAGATGTTGAGCCAGCATCAGCTTTAAGTGCGCAAGGACTTAAAATAGATCCTAAGGATTTTGAGAAAGAGAAAACTCCTGCTCAATTACTAGCTGAAGACCAACTAAAAGCGTTTAAAAAGGTTGAAATAGGAGCGAAGAAGCATACGTTAAGTATGGAGGAAATCAATTTTAGATTAGCTATGATTGATGCCGATAGGCTTGATCATTTTGCTTCTGCTACAGATGCTTTAGCTGGATTGTTTGGTGAAAGAACTGCCGCTGGCAAGGCTTTTGCTGTTGCCACAGCTGTTATAGACACTTATGCTGGGGCTAACTTGGCTTTAAAAGATCCAACTATTCCAAACACATTTGTAAGAATAGCCGCGGTTACTTCAGTAATTGCAACAGGGCTTGCTAACGTAAAAAGCATACTAGCTGTAGACGAGAGTGGGCAAACAACCCCATCTGGAGCTGGAGGAGCAGCAGCAGGATCATCTCAAGCCCCAGTATTCAACGTAGTAGGCCAATCTAACGTAGATCAACTAGGAAGAGCGATTTCAGAAGCAAGAAACGAGCCTTTAAGGGCTTATGTTGTAGAGAGAGACATAACCAGTGCTCAACAATTGGAAAATCAGATTGCACAAACAGCCTCTATAGGATAATAAAACAATAGTCAAAACAAATAGTTATAATAGTATGGAGAAGGTAATAGAACTCATTATAGACGAAGAAAACGAATTTAGTGGGATAGAAGCTATCTCGGTAGTAGAAAACCCAGCTATAGAAGAAGACTTCATTGCGCTCAAAAAAGAGTCAGTTATGCTTGCTGAAGTAGACGGTGAGAAGCGTATACTGATGGGAGCCGCTTTAGTCCCAGATAAGAAGATACTAAGAAGGGGAGAAGATGGAGATTACTACATTTACTTCTCTGTAGACACTGTAAGAAAAGCTTCAGAGCTTTTCCTTAAGAGAGGCTATCAATCAAATTCTACATTAGAGCACAATGAAAAGCTTGACGGTATGACTGTCGTAGAAAGCTGGCTAGTAGAGGACGAGAAGAAAGATAAGTCTAGGAAATATGGATTTGATGTACCGGTAGGAACCTGGATGGTTTCTATGAAGGTGTATAATGATGATGTCTGGAAAAAGGTTAAAGATGGAGAGGTCCACGGATTCTCTATTGAAGGCTACTTTGCAGATAATGCTGATGAGGGCCCTAAGGATACTTTACCGGAGTCTTTTTGTGATGAATGCGTTGAGGAACTAAATGCAGAATACGAACTGTTAGAAGCCCTCTCAGAGCTTTCTGAGGAGGTAGATCTAGAATCTTATGGAGGATATCCAAAGTCTGCTGTCAACAACGCTAAAAGAGGTATAGAACTAAATGAGAAAGTTGGAAATCGTTGTGCTACCCAGGTGGGAAAAGTTAGAGGACAACAAATCGCAAAGGGAAGTACTAAGTTTACATTACCTACTCTCAAGAGGATCTACAGTTATTTATCTAGAGCAGAAACATATTACGACTCTAGCAACTCAGAAGCTTGCGGAACCATTTCTTATTTACTATGGGGAGGCAAAAGTATGCTAACTTGGGTTACTTCTAAACTCAAAGGACTAAACGCAATAGAAGCTTCTGCAACAATTATAGACGGAAGAGCCGCATATTCCACACAGGAAGAGGCAGAAGAAGCAGCTAAAGATATAGGGTGTGAAGGATATCACACCCACGATTACGAAGGCGATACTTGGTATATGCCTTGCGAGAAACACAAGTCTAGCAAGTAATGGCAACAACTAAAAACACATCATATAAAGTTCACGTCCATCATACAGATCAATCTGAGGTGGATAATGTGAATATTGAGAATGGTGCAATGCTGCATACTACTGATGCGCTCTATATGGGCCATAATGGGTCTAATGTAGTGGTGTATCCTCAAGGAGGAACCACGCAATTAGGGTGGGCTAGGTATGATGACACAATATATACATCTTCCAATAAGTTGTCGTTAACTGAAGACGCGGAAGTCGTTGTTCCTAATAATGCTGGTAACATAGTTAGGAGTCATTCAAGCATCGCTTTCTATGACTCTTCAACGCAAAAGATATTAGGGGTGAACGAAAATGACGTATACATATTTACTCTAGCATTTAAAGCATCAGCACCAAACGCAAATCAAACTTACTTAGAATATAACCTTGAGGGGTCTGGTCAGATATCAAGAGTGTCTGGAACTTTAGCATTTCCCAAAGGGAATAATGTCGAGCATCAAGAAAGTATGGTGATGCAATATTACACAGATTCTACATTCGTGCAAGACGGTGTGCAACTAAAGATAACATCAATAGGAAACGGATCTTCTGTTTGGGATATTATATACTTCATACAAAGAACACAAAACGGTAGTTTAAGCTAATGAGAAGCAAAAGAGGAAGTTATTCAAGCCCTAGAGGATCAAGAAGAGCGTGTTTATGTAAAGATGGCAGAACATATTCAAGGAAGTGCTGTGATGGCGAACTGATTAACCAGGGCATAGGACCTCTTTCTGGAGGAGGCATTTTTGCTGACGAAGATTTTAGTTGTTCGGACTTAACTCTAAGTGGATTCTCTGTTAGCGATCAGGGAGTAATAACTATTCCTACCACAAACGCAGGTACTATACAATCCACTTCTCCATCTAATTTTGATCTTGTTGGGGTGGATACTTCAAGAACATTAAGCGTAGTAATAATAGTTCCTTCGGGATATACAAATACAGGCAGTACAATCACTTGTACAACCACAGCAACACAGCCAGCCGCATCAACCTTGTCTTGCTCAGATATAACCCTTAGCGGCTTTGAAGTAGCTCAAAACGGAACCATCACACTTCCAAGCACTGATATTGGTACAATATCTAGTACAAGTCCAGCTTCATTTGCAATAGTAGACGTGAGCACTGTAAGAACTTTAAATGTAGACATTACTGTTCCTGCGGAATACTTTAACGCTGGAGCGACACTTAACTGTACTACAACGGCCACACAGCCGTTGAGTCCTACTTTATCGTGCGCTGATATAACGCTTAGTGGTTTCGCTGTTGCTTCGGATGGGATCATAACGGTTCCAACTACTGATATTGGTACAATATCTGGCACGAGTCCAGCGTCATTCACTCCTGTATCTACAGAAACGCTGAGGACTTTAACTGTAGATGTTACTGTTCCTTCTGGGTACTTCAACGAAGGCAATACATTATCGTGCACGACTACAGCAACACAACCTCCACAGAGAAACTTCTTATTTAGTGACATTGTATTTACAACGGTCTTCTCTGTATCTCAAGCGGGACAACAGGATGACGAGCAAACATATCCTGGCCTAGCTCATATTACAGCTCCAATAGCTAAGTATGCAGGAAATTCTCTTCCTATGACGGTTGTTTATACTGGGTCTGTAACCTCAACAGGACAACCAGGTACAATATTTGGTCTGGAATATTACGACTTGGTAACTGCCCCTACTTCTAGGAGCTGTACTATTTCGGTGACTGTACCTGCTGGGTTTTTGAACGTAGGACAAATTATTTCAGGAAATCAGAATACAGAACAACAGCCTTGCACCAAAACTTATAACATAGACACTCAACAGTCAACTACATACACTACCTATAGTGTTGGTGATGGCTTTGGGAACACCTATGAAATTAGAGGCATAAAAGGTATAGATAATATAAGTAGCACGTTTTATAGTACGTCCACGCCTACTGTTGTTTCTGGAAGAACGGATAGTCCTACATACACAAAACAATCTGCAACGTATGATAGCAGTTGCCGTCACGGATTGCTAGGCCAAGCAAATAGATCAGGATCTTATCTAGGCCCTAGTGGTACTGACACTCCAGAGAGTGTTACTTACTACATATCCGCATACAACAGTGACGATACTTTAATTAATATTCCTGAAGTGGGTATGGGTATATATAAAATTGGCGGACTATCTACTGGAGAGTTCGGTGTTGATTTTACATACACCGATCTATATCAGCCTGACGGATACTATACATACATAGGATATACCTTTATCGTAACTAGCGGAGTTATTACATCTATAACCTCAACTCCTTAAAAATACAACAAGCATATTAAAAATTGGTAATATTAATATATTTTAAACTATGAAAGCGACAGAAATTGTAGAAAAGCTAAAAGAGGTTCTTCTCGGTTCTCAAGAAATTGAAGATCAAGAAGTGGCCCAAGAGGAGCTTTCCGCTACTGAAGAAGTGGTAGAGAAAGTAGACGAGTCTCCAGAAGGAGAGGAAGTTGTATTATCTGAAGGTGATCAACTAGAGGAAGAACAAGCCGTTGAGGCTGAGGAAGAAGCCACAGAGGCTTCTTACGTCTCTAAAGAGGAATTTGCTGAACTAAAAGCTATGGTTGAAAGCCTTATGGGTGAAATCAAATCTACCTCTGAAAAGTACAACAGTGAAGTTCCTAAGGAAGAACTAGCCGCTGTAGAAAATGAGGTTGAGCCTATGGTTCACACCCCAGAAGCAAAGCCAGAAGTAGAAATGAATCTTTTTGCTCAAAGAAGAACTCAGACTACCCTGGATAGAGTATTAAACAATATGAGCAAATTTAATAAATAAACACAAAAATGGCAACAACTACATCAATTACTACTACTTATGCTGGTGAGTTTGCAGGGAAGTATATCTCTGCTGCTTTACTAAGCGGATCTACTCTTTCAAAAGAGTTGATCACGATCAAGCCTAATGTAAAGTACAAAGAAGTAATGAAGAAGGTGGCTTCTGACGATATCGTTAAGAATGGCACTTGCGACTTTACTGCTACTTCTACTTTGACATTGACTGAAAGAATTCTTCAACCAGAAGAGTTTCAAGTTAACCTACAACTTTGTAAGAAAGATTTTGTCTCTGACTGGGAAGCAATTTCTATGGGGTATTCAGCTTATTCTGATCTACCTTCTTCTTTCTCCGATTTCTTACTTGCACACGTTTCTTCTAAAGTAGCGCAAAGAATCGAAACTAACATCTGGGCTGGTACTAACGCCACAGAAGGTCAGTTTGACGGATTCGAAACTACTCTAGGTGCTGATGGTGACGTTAATGACGTAACTGCTACAACTGTTACTTCTTCTAACGTAATCGGTCAAATCGGAGCTGTAGTAGATGCTATTCCTTCTACTGTTTACGGTGCTGAGGATTTGACTATCTATGCTGCTCCTAATGTATACAGAGCTTATGTAAGAGCTTTGGGTGGATTTGCTAGCAACGTAGGTGCTGCTGGTACAGATTCTAAAGGAACTCAGTGGTTCAACGGAGGTGCTTTAACTTTTGATGGCATCAACGTAGAGCTTGCAAGCGGAATGGGTAGCGACAAAATGGTAGCTGCTGAGAAGTCAAACTTGTTCTTTGGAACTGGTTTATTGTCTGACACTAACGAAGTAAAAGTCATTGATATGGCTGACATCGATGGAAGTCAGAATGTGAGAGTCGTTGTCAGATTTACTGCTGGAATCCAGCACGCTATTGGCGGAGACATCGTATTGTACGCATAAGAATAATTGTTTAATATAAGAGGGTAGGTGAGCCTTGAGCCTGCCTACCCTTTTTTAATACTATAAAAATATGGCTTGTGATTTAACCGGGGGAAGAAAAAAACCGTGTAAAGATGCTGTAGGTGGCGTAGTAAAAGTGCATTTTGTTGATTTTGGCGATCTAGGGACTGTAACGGTTGGATCAAATGATGAAATCACAGATATGAGTGGTACTTTTAGCTATAGCACTTATGATGTCAAGGGTAATTCTTCTCTGGAATCAAATATAAACAGCTCTATTGAGAATGGGACAACATTCTTTGAGCAAGTGACAAACCTTACTCTTCATAAGATGACTAAGGAGGACAACAAAGAGCTTAAGCTTATGACTTACGGAAGACCTCACGTTTTCGTACAGACATTCGACAATAAGCTTCTATTGGTTGGAAGAGAGCACGGAGCGGAAGTTACTGGAGGTACTGCCGTTACCGGGACAGCGATGGGAGATCTAAATGGATATACGTTGACTTTAACAGCCAACGAAACAACTCTACCTAATTTTGTAGACGGAGCAACTGATGCAGACCCCTTTGCGGGAATGTCTTCAGCTACTGCTAGTGAAACTACTCAGAGAGATCCAGCATAGGTTTTTACCTGATGATAAGGAGGGGCCTATATGGCCCCTTTTTTTATATAAAACAGCGAAGCCTTTTTTTAGTTATATTAGTATGATAAGACTACTTCCGAATACGGATGCTCAAACAATAAAAGTTTTGCCTAGGGTTAACACAGCTCAGACTGGGTTGTCCCTTAAGATAACAGAAGACGGCACCAACAAGTCAGAGACTTTGACTGGTTTATCGTCTACCGTTAATGGTAACTTTATTGACCTAGATTGCACCTTCAGTATTTTATCAGATAACAGTATTTACAATTACGAGATTTTCGATGGGTCAACGCTATTGTTTAGAGATAAAGCTTATTGCACCGACTCTTATTTGTCGAACTCAGTATATACTATAAATGACGGGAAGTACACAGAAAGCGATTCTGGTGACAGTAGTCAACAATATATAATGGTATGAAGAATGTAAAAGTAGTAAGTCTAACCGGGTACGAAGTGCCTAAAATAGTCGAGAAGAGCAGAAATGCTTATGTCGAGTATGGTGAAGATAATAACTATTTTGGTGAGTTAATTGAGAGGTATTTAGGAAGCCCGACCAATAGTAGATGTATCAATGGTATTTCTGATATGATTTACGGTAGAGGTCTTGAGGCTACCGACTCTAAGGAGAAGCCTCTTATGTTTGCTCAAATGAAGAGCCTTTTAAATGCCACTGATGTAAGAAAGATAGTGACAGACTACAAGATGCTTGGCCAAGCGGCCATTCAAGTGGTTTATAAGAATAGAAAGAAAGAAATAGCCGGACTGTATCACTTCCCAATGGAAACATTGCGTGCTGAAAGGGCAGAAGACGGCAAAATTAAAGCGTATTATTACCATAGTGACTGGAAGAACATTAAACCTAGTGACAAACCTAAGAAGATACCTACTTATCGCAACGGTACGAGGTCTCAGCGTATTGAATTATATGTCATTAAGCCTTACAAGGCTGGTTTTTACTATTATTCACCCGTAGACTACCAAGGATGTCTTCAATATGCTACCTTAGAGGAAGAAGTGAGTAATTATCACCTGTCAAACATACAAAATGGCCTTCAGCCAAGTATGTTGATCAATTTCAATAACGGAATACCTAACGAGGAGGTCCAGGAGTTGATTGAACGTAAGATTTACGATAAATTTAGTGGTACTAGCAACGCAGGACGGTTTATTTTGGCTTTTAATGATGGTTCAGAGAACCAATCTAACATAGACCCTATAAATCTGCCTGATGCACACGCTCAATATGAGTTTTTAGCCAAAGAAAGCCGAGAGAAGATAATGATAGGCCACGGAGTGGTGTCTCCTATCCTTTTAGGGATAAAAGACAACACTGGGTTCGGAAATAACGCTGAAGAGCTTAGAACAGCATCCATTTTGATGGATAATATGGTAATTAGACCATTTCAGCAGATGTTGCTAGATGCATTCAAGGAATTGTTGTTATATAACGACATTTCATTGGATTTATACTTTGTTACCCTACAACCAATAGAATTTACAGAACTAGACAACATAGAGACTAAGATCAAGAGAGAAGAGGAGACGGGAGAAAAGCTTTCTGCGGTAGAAGATGTCCAAGAAGAGGAGATCGTCCAGCAGGAGGCTTCTGAGGTCGTTTCTGAGGCTGTTGTTGAGGAAAAAACTACCGAAGAAGATGAGTAAGGCATTATTTATAACAATGACGGAGTTAAAGCGGAAGTCTATCATAGACGGAGCTTTAGACACAGATAAGCTAATTCAATTTGTTGAGGTGGCCCAGGATATACACATACAGAACTTTTTGGGTACTAAGTTATACGAGAAGATACAAAGTTTGATCACTGGCGGAACTCTTGACGATTCCGCCAATGCTGCATACAAGACGTTACTGAATAGTCATATTAAACCTATGCTTATATGGTATAGTCAATATAGCTATATTCCTTTTGCTGCTTATCAAATCAGCAACGGAGGTATATTTAAACACACTACCGAATCTAGTGATACTCTTACAAAGAGTGAGCTGGATTCTTTAACAGCAAGGGCAAAAGACTTTGCTGACTTCTATGTGAATCGGTTTTTTGATTTCATAGATGAGAAGAGCCAGGATTATCCGGAGTATACCGGAGCGCAAGATACGGGTATGTACCCGGATAAGGACCCAACATATGGCGGATGGGTAATATAATTAAAACATATAAGCCTAAAGTGGCTAACATAATAAAATTGACTAACTATCTAAAAAGAATAAAGAAGTAATATGGCTAACGGGATAAATTGGGGTAGGATATATTGTTTTTCCTGGTGGGGAGATGTAGATGACACAACAGATGCTGTCTATGTACCTTCAGCTCCTACTTGTTGGATATCAGATATACTTGAGTTGTCAGTAGATAGTACAGCATATAAAGTAGACACAATACTAATAACAGCAGATCAAACATTAATATAACAAAATAGAATTATGGCACGAGAACCAATAGGAGTAGGAGCAGAACCCGATGATGGGAATGGGGATACGCTCAGAGCAGCATTTGAGAAGGTTAACACTATGACTGCTGACATTTATGGCAACAGCAGCACAGGAGACAGTTTAAGAGGATCTTCTCCTGTTTCGCCTGCGTCAACATTAAGTTTAGACTTTGACACCGCAGCAGTATTTACAATAACTTCAAGTATTTCGATTGAACTGAATTTCACAAACGCCTCAATAGGCGATGTGAAAGACATTATTATTACGGATTCAGGAGGAACGTCTGGATTGACACTTAATAGCGGATTGACAGCTACAACTGTTGCTGGAGAGTATAGCAATACGTCAGGTGCAGTAAACTTCATTCAAGTTGTTTGTACTGGTGCTAACACATTTTTCCTATCAATCTCACAAAGTATATAATTATGAAAGCATCAGTACAAAACGGTAGAATAGTAAACATATACAAGAGTTTACCTAACTCGCTTAAAACCCCTACAAAACACATTTTAGGAGGTGCAAACAACCTATCAAAAGAGGAACTACAAGAGATAGGTATTTACGATGTTGTAAAGCCAAGCTTTGACCCACAGATACAAACTAAAGGTGGTCTATACTTTGACGAAGATAATTCAATAGTAACCTATGATGTTACTGATATTGACTTTAGCCAAGAGGTAGCTATTATCGGAGAAGATGGTGAACCAACAGGCGAAACAGAAAAAAGGTATAAGATAGCCGACATTAAAGCAAGTAAGATTGCAGAGATTAAGTCTAAGGCAGGTAAACTATTAGAACCTACAGACTGGCAAGTTATAAGAAAAGCAGAAAGGGACATTGATATTGATACGGATGTTGCAACAGAGAGAGCAGGTATTTTAACAGAAGCCGATAGGTTAGAAGCTGAAGTAAATGCTAAGAAGTCTTACAAGACTGCATTGCAATACAAAGTACAATTTTTCCCATCTGACGAAATAGAATAAATATGGCTTTAGGCAAAAGACTAATAAATACAGGTGCGGCTGCTGCGGCTTGTAGTACTGATTCGGTACAAGCATTTGGTGCAGATTCTGCATTCAGTAGCAATATAGCTTTATATCAGCTTGATGGAAATGCTAACGACACCACAACCAACTATGATGCTACAAGCGATACTGGTGTAACTTACTCGGCTACAGGTGCAAAGTTTGGACAGGCTGCCAGTTTTAATGGGAGTAGTAAGATAGATTTGCCATCAACTGTTGTTGATTCAATAAAATCAAATAGCTCATTTGCTGTGTCTGCTTGGTTTAATACAAGTGTTACAGGTACAAGACAAGTAATGTTTTCATCTTTTGATGGTACTTATATAACTCTTGAGGTAACAACAGGCAATCAATTACACGGTATTGTTGCTAATAGCGTAGGTACACAAATAAATTTGACAATACCAATAACAGTAACAGACGGAGCGTGGCATCACGCTTTATTTACAGGCGAGAATGGAGATTTAAGGTTATATTTAGATAACGGTACGCCA